AGATTTGTTTACTGCCCTTATTGTGGCGAAAAAGTCAATTGGAAGCAGGTTCTTAGCAATTGCTTATAACATATCGCTTTACGCAATTAAAGTAAAATTGTAAGCAAATGACACACCAGACCGCACTCGACCGACTGAAAAAAGAACTGGAATCCTATGGCGATTCACAGTTTATGATCATTGATTGGCACGCCTTGAACGGGATGTTTGAAAAGTCAAAGGAAATGGAGAAAAACCAGATCAGCGAAGCCTACCGGAGCGGAGTTGAGGATGATGTGATATGGAACCCTTTGCGGACGGGTGAGATGTATTACAATGATACATTCGGATAAATTATAGCTATTTTTGATTGCCTTAAAAAGAGGCAAGTAGGGATTTAGAGAACGTGATAAAATGCCTCTACCATTGGCAGGGGCTTTTTTCACTCACTCTTTGGAAGTTGCGATTCAATCCGGTTTCGCTTTTTAACCAAATCCCAAAAGCCAGTAATGAACTGGCCTAAAACATAAATCAGTATAGCATCTGACTTGTCTACCTTTTCGAATTTATAAAGCCATCCCAAGCCGAATAGAAGCCCTGCCGTCATCAATGTGACAACGGCAAAGGTTATTGCTTCCATCCACCTCTGAAAGGTCATTAAAGGCCGGGGAAAATCCCTTTAATCAGGCCACCAATAAACCGACCTCTTTTCTCTGCTCTCTCAACCTTTGAACTCTTTGAAAGATTGACTGAATCCAGATATTGAATACACAAGGCCAATTTTTCAATCTCAGATTGTAGCGAGTCATTGCCATTCTGCAACACCTGGATTCTGACGGACTGCACCAACATCAAAGAATCAACCTTCCGGTCAATCTTTGAGCGTTTCTGAATGCCAGATTGAATTTGTTGTTCGATTGCAGCCAGACCCAGATAAAGAGCCACAACTGCGATAATTAGATACTTCATAGAATTGATTTGATAAACTTTAAAAATTTAGCCCAAAATGATAATCTGCGTTGATTGATTGCATCCTTTAGAATCAAAGGTCTGATCTGTGTTTCCCATTCCGGTTTACTCACATCCCTGACACGCTTGTAGGTGTCAAGGGCCGCATTGAAGCAACGCCAAACAAGCAGGATTAACCAACCATGATAGAACAAGAATGACTCAAATGATGAGAAGCCAATGTTGACATCGGCAAGTGAATACATCATTCTCATAGACCAATACGAGCATTGGTCACCAACGGCCTGAAACGTATCCTGCCGAAGGTTACACACGAAGGTGGTAAGAAGCTTCATTACTTTGACCAGATGACTTTAGCAGGTAATGACGGATCACAATCAACGTGAATCCATGACTTGTAAACACCAATCCGGTTGAACCCAACCGCCAGAAGTGAAGTGAGAATCCGATAGCCTTCCGTACCGGATGAATAACCGATGTCAGCCGCCCAACCTTTGGTATGTGCCGAATTCGGTTCACCACCACCGACCGCCTTGTTATGAGCCGGAGTCCTGAAGCCTGAGTTGATCTTAAAAGGCAATCCGCATAATTCACGGGCCTTGTCAAGTTTAACGAGAAAGTCTGATTGCATAGCTGAACCGCTTCCGGGGGCATCAGGTGAATCAAACTCACGTAAAGTGAAGTGTTTTATCTGTACCATTTAACAAATGTCCATCAAAAAATTATACAATCAAAACGGCCTGAAAATCAAAGGGATAAAAATAATTGAAAAAATATTTTCTATTTCTTCTTAAAAAAGTTTGCAGAAATGAAAAGTAGTTGTATTTTTGACCCGTCATCAGATAGATGATAATAGCGGCCCGCTAATCAGGGTTAACTTTTTTAAGTTATGTCAGTTTCCCCTCTTTCTTTTTCTGCTTCTCGTTCAGGGTTTAATGCTTACTTAAAAGCATCTGGAATCAATCCTGCTGACAAAACATCTGTTTTGATGTTTTCAATCCCTTTTGAACAATTTAAATCACTCGACAGACGGACTATTGATCAGAAGATTGAAGAAGCCGGAAATGAAGCGGAAAGACTTCATGATGTTTATATTAACTCTTTAAAGGACGGGAAAGAAGCAGATGCAGAATTTGCATTAGCCGGATGGAATCGTAGATCATCTGAGTTTTTAAGTCTGATAAAGCAAAAATATAAATGCAATGTTATTTAATTGGGTGAAAAATGGCGGCCATTTTCGGAGAGAATGCCGCCTTAAAAACGGAATTTGGCTTGTAGTTGATCGGAGTAATGGCGGCTATTATTGGGCTGTTAATAGTTGTGGAGGTTCGTTGTCAAATCCATATATAAAGAGAGAAGAAATGGCTGAAAACATGAAAGAGGCCAAGCAGAAGGCAGAATCAGAATATTTAAAAACATCAAACGAAATAGCTTCTTTATTCTAATAATCAACATGGGGCTTCGGCCCCTCATTTTCAAACAATCAAAAAAATAATCATGAGAACAGTAATTCAAAAAGCAACAAAAAAAGAGTGGTTGAATTCATTTAACCAGATCAGGTCTCGATTTCCGAATTGTCTGGACAATCCAGATAGCAGAACAAAGGAAGGAACCAATTCGTACACCATCCTGAAAAATGGCAAACTATTAACCGTTTACTATGCCTAAAGGAATCCCAAACAATGGCCCTCGCAAATCAGGATGCGGACGCAAGGCCGGAGAGCCAACGACAACGATAGCGTTTCGCGTTCCGGTTCAGTACGCAAGCAGATTGAAGATTGCAGTCAAGAACCTGGTCAAACAAATGAAGCAGGAACGTGAATTAAATTCAGCACTTGTCAAAGCCTCATAATTTGAGGCTTTTTCTTTTTATATTTGCAAAAACAATTTCAATTATGCCACTCAAAAAAGGATATAGCGATAAGACCATCAGCAAGAATATCAAGACTGAAATGAAGTCTGGACGCAAGCAACCCCAAGCAGTTGCAATTGCCTTGTCGGTTGCTAAAAAAGCCAAAGCAGCAGCTAAAAAGAAATAGTCAATTAGTCTTTATCTTTGCAAAAAACAAAAGCAATGAAGAAGCCCGGATTGTACGCCAACATCAACGCAAAAAAGAAACGCATTGCCGCAGGTTCTGACGAGAAGATGAATCGTGTCGGCTCTAAGGCCGCACCATCGGCATCCGACTTCAGGCAAGCCGCTAAAACGGCTAAGAAGGCAGCTAAAAAGAAATAGTCAATTAGTCTTAAAATCATACCGTGAGAACGGCACTACTTAAATTTAAACACTATGGCCGCACCCATCGGAAACGAATTCTGGAAGCGTAGAACTAAACATGGAAGAGATAAGTTATTCACCAAACCTGAACTACTTTGGGAAGCTGCTCAAGAGTATTTCCAATGGTGCTTTGACAATCCATTAATTGAAATTGACTTTGTCGGCAAGGATGCCACACAAGTGCAAAAGCCAAAAATCAGGGCTTTTACTTGGTCGGGATTGGAATTATATCTTGATATTGATTCGCTCAGAGAATACAAATCAAATCCAGATTATAAAGAATTTTCCCAAATCATCACACGCATAGAAAAAATAATGTACACCCAAAAGTTTGAAGGGGCTGCGGCAGGGCTATTAAATCCGAACATTATTGCCCGTGATTTGAGATTAAACGATGGCGATCCGGTTCCAACAAATCTCACCGTGACCATCTCAGGCCCGACACCACCGAGTGAATAAATCCTGATGCGATAACATTGACACCGGAGTAAATTAGCATAACCACTAAAAAAGGGAATGAATTATCATTTTGAACGTCAATTTTGGCTTAAATGGTATTGGCCTTTCATTGAGACCTTGTACACCAAAGAAGGTCACTACGGCACAAGGCAATCGGCCAAAAGCCACAACATCGCCAGAAAGCTAATCTACCATTCGTTCAAACCGGAACAGTTCAATGTCATCCATTCCAGAAAGGTCTATTCAGACATTGAAGGTTCTACGTTCACTCTGCTGACCAACCTAATTTACAAGCATTTCAAGAATGATTTCATCATCCGCAAGAATCACTTTGAGATCATCAACAAGCATACGGGTAATTGGTTTAGAGGTTTGGGAATGGATAAGGCTGAAAAGGGTAAAGGTGTGGAAGGGGCCAACATTGCATGGTTGAACGAAGCCAACCAGTTTACACGGGAAGATGTGGATTACATCGACACAACCCTGCGAGGTGAATCCGGTGTGAAGATCAGTCTGATAATGGACTGGAATCCGGAATCCATCAATCATTGGTTAAAAAAGGAAGTGGATGACAACATTGACAAACCGGATTGCATTTACCACAAGTCAACTTTCTGGGATAATTACACTATCGACCGGGAAGCATTGCACGAACGATTGCTTCGGATCAAAGGTCACGGGATGGAAGGTGAACGCAGATACAAGGTTTGGGCATTGGGTGACTGGGGCATTGAAGACATTGACCGGACCTTTGCCTATGCCTTTGACGTTGGCAAGCACGTTGTAAAAGGCCCGATTCAAGTTGTTCCACAATATGACCTTTACTTGTCATTTGACTTTAACGTAACAAACACCTGCGGAGTTTATCAGTTCCTGAAGAATGCCCCTGGTCAAAAGTATTATGCCGTAATCAGCAAAATAAAAACCTATCGAATCGGGGATCTTCGGGTCTTATGTGAAACGATCAAAGCCGAATATCCAAAAGCCAGATTCATAATCAACGGTGACGCATCCGGGCAAAACAAGAGTGCGTTTACATCCGACAACATCTCAGCATACACGGCCATTAAAGCCCATCTACAACTGAACGATTACCAGATTCAGGTTGCCCCGGCTAACCCGTCACACATCCAGTCAAGAGTCATTACCAACATGGTCTTCCAATTGTGCAAAGTTCAAATCAGCGATGAGAACGACCTGACGATTGAGGACTTGAAGCAAGCCCAAGTAGACCGGAATGGATCATTAGACCCGTGGAAAACAAAGAACCCGAACCTATCCCATAGTCTGGATGAATTCAGATATTTTGTTTTCACGAATTTTCACGAAATTGCATCCTTTATTGATCTGTAAATATGAAATGCTGCGACACCTGCTATTCGATTTGTGAGCCTCTGATAAGTTGCTTTGAAACGCTCTTGGTTTATCTGCCGATTGGATATTCAGACGAAACGGTTAAGATCAGGATTAGCAACGGCCAGAACCATGTGACCTATCAGACCTCTGAGGTCATCGGTGGTACGCACATTCAGATTGATTTGGACAACACATTGATTCCGCAGGGTTTCTTTTCCGGTTTTGGTGGCCCATATCAGATTGAGTTTTTTGGAATCGACCTGAACCAATTGACATTTGTTGCAATTGACGGAAAAACGTATAATTGCATCACCTTCCAAGTTGTGAACGGATCAACGGATGAAACGATTGCGTTTGTCAATGCGTTCTACAACGAGATACCAGGGGGCTACTGATTATGAGAAAGCAGAACGGACTGAATGTTTATACGCACGATGAGGCGGTTGATATGCTGCTGAATCAGGACGAGCCAAAGCCTGAAAGGGATAATTCAGCCTTTAAAATCCTTCTGGTTCTGGCAATCGTTGTCATACTTTCAATCCTTTTGTTTTAACCATGAAAAACTATGAATCCAACTGTGGCGGCAAGCGGAGAGGGTGCTGCATTATTGTACCTGACGTTGATAGCGATTCTGTCAGCGTTCCTATCCTTGTTTATAGATCATCTGTTGGACGATCACCCATTTGGGCAGTCATACCTATCTCAAATCCAAAAGCTACCCATAAACATCGCAAAGCCATTAGGTGAATGTGTGTATTGTTCGGGTGCTTGGCAGTTTCTAATTTTCTCTATTTTCATATTTAATCAGTCAATATGGCTTTCAATCTTTGGCCTTGGTTTAAATCACGCAATCCTCAAACTACTGGTATTCTTACGCAACAAGCTGAACCCGTAATTCCTCAGTACAATGGAACTGCCGACCGCAAGCATTGGGATAAGATCAAGTTTGCGTTCACTTCTGGCAACCGGAACTACTTCTGTTTCTCGCACGATATTAACATCCCTTACGAGAGGATGTACGCAGCGATTGACATTTATCGGGAATTGGATGCGGCAGTCAATCCGGTGTTCCTGGATTCCCATTGCAAAGCCGTAGATGCCGTCCTTGAATCCGAAAAGATCAAGACCAACAAGAAACTAATGGAAATCGGCATCCTGAATGCCCGGTTAAAAGAACGTAAAGAACTGGCTATTTCAGTCCAGATTCAGTTGAAACTAGCAACGGTCAAATACTTTGACGAGACAGAGAACCCATTTGGCTATCAGCACGACTACAACAAGGCTAAGATCGAACATTGGGCTAAAAATGCCGATGTTCCTACTTTTTTTTTGAGTCTGCCGGAAAATCAATATCTGACTACTGGAGACGAGTTACAGAGGAGTTTAGCGACTTATTTAAAGGGCGAAACACTAATGAACTTGAAGATGTTAGAGCATCATATTACATTGTTAGCCTCAGAGACTTCAAACGAAGATACTCAGAAAATCTTAGCTTTGCAGAAGGGATGGGAACAGACCTTTCTGGATTGGTCGAACAACCCCTCTACACTTACTATCTGATGTACTCGCATTGGGTAGCAACACTTAAAGCTAACAAGTCCAATGCGAAACTATGAGTACCTTAAGTACCAATCAGATTGTCGTTGAATACATCATCAGAGGTGATGAAGTCAATAAAGCCAGAACAGCATTTGATAAATTAACCGAAGCTGAAAAACAAGCTATTATAGCTGCTTTAAAATTAAATGATAGTTTAAGAACTACCGGAAGAGAAGGCAGAAGAGCAGCCGATGATGTTTCAAAAAGCTTGACTTCTTTGAGTGGAATTGCCGGAAAACTTACTGGTTTATTGGCAGGGGCGTTTGCCATTTCGTCAATTAAATCATTTTCGGAACAAGTATTAAAAACTACAATTGAATTTGATACTTTAAGAAAGGCAATCAATTTTACTTCTGGATCAATGGAAGTAGGGTCTGCGAATTTTAATTTCTTAAAAGAAAACGCAAATCAATTAGGAATATCTCTTGAAGCTGCATCACAAGGATTTAAAACAATTTCAGGGGCAGCAAGTCAGGCAGGATATTCAAATAAACAAGTACAAGAAATTTTCCTAAATACTTCAAAAGCAATATCTGCATTTGGTTTGAGTGCAGAACAATCAAATGGTGTTTTTCAAGCCCTTTCACAAATAATTTCAAAAGGAGTTGTGTCGATGGAAGAATTGCGGCAACAACTTGGGGAAAGACTACCTGGTGTTTTTGCTATTGCCGCCAAAGCAATGGGATTGACAACTCAAGAACTAACTAAATTAGTTGGTCAGGGTAAAATAACACAAGAAGAGTTCATTATTCCATTTACAAACGCAATGGGAATAATGGCTGAAAAAGCTTCTGGAATTGATTCGGCAGGCAAAGCAGTAACACGATTTAAAAATGCGTATGATCAATTATTAATATCATTAGGTAGGTCTGCCGATGAAGAAGTAGGCGTGATTGGGTTCGTAACAAAAAGAGCAACAAATCTTTTTAATTATTGGTCTAAAGCTTTTGAAACTGATTTACAAAAAGTTGAAAACGCAGCAGGAGAAGGATATCAAAGAACTATTGATTCGGTAATTAAAGATTTACCTGCGGCTGAAAAAGAAGCCGTACGATTGAAAATTATAGAAATGCAAAAAGAATCACAGGCGAGAAAAAAAGAAATACAAAAACAACTTGACGCAGAAAAGAAAAGATATGAACAATTAGGATTTTTTGAAAAATTAGCAGAAGGCGGTATTGCTGAATATTATGAAAAACAAATAAAAGCACAAGACTTATTAATATCTAAATATAACGGTCAATTAAAAGCACTAAAAGAACTATCTGAAATAAAACCGCCTCCACCCCCACCTACAACATTAAATGAAGAAGATATAAAAGCCCTAAAAGAAAAATTTAAACTGGAAGAAAAACGTCTTGAACTTCTTACTCAAATCCGTAAAATTGAAATGGATTCACGAGCAGGAAACCTTGCGGCTGACAAGGCTCTTTACGATGCCAAACTTGAATTGAGAAGACAATACACCGCCAAAGGATTGACGTTTGCCAAAGAAGAAACAGACCTTTTAAAAGCCCAAAGTAAAAAGACCGGAGAGGACTTGATTCAGCAAGACCTTAAAGACCGGATGGAAGGCAAAAACATTTTAGACCAATATCACAAAGATTCTGAAAAGTCTTACGATGAATACCTTGCAAACCTTCAGAAAAAGAAACTGCAAACCGTTGACATTGATAAATCAGCAAACAAAGAATTCATTAAAGATGAAAAAGAAAAATGGCAAGAAATTATAAATATAACTGAGGCATACTCACAATTGGCAAATAACATTGTTCAAGGGTTTGCCACCCTACGCCAACAACAAGCTCAAAACGAACTGACGGCATTGAATAATAAATACAATGCTGAACTTCGTCTGGCCGGAGACAATGAGCAGAAGGTTAATGAATTGAACGAGAAAAAAGCACAAAAAGAAAGGGAGATCAGAACCAGAGCATTTGAAGCCCAAAGAATGGCCGCAGTTGCAGAGGTTGTTTTTAGAGTCGGTCCAATCATTGCCCAACAAATAGCCGGAGTTATTACCGCACCATTAGCCATTGCATCATACGCAGCAGCAGCAGCCCAGATTGGGTTCATATTAGCCCAACCAACACCCGAGTTCAAGGAAGGAACGAAGGGTAAGCCTTTCAAAGGTGGAAAGGCCATTGTCGGTGAAATCGGTAAAGAGTGGGTTGTAACCACATCCGGTCAGGTGTACGAAACACCAGCAGTAGCTACCTTGGTCGATTTGCCAAAAGGCTCTCAGGTAATCCCACACAACGAGGTGATCAGGGCTGAACGATACATGGGTTCAAAGCTGATGAGAGAAGGCCGTGGTGACGGTGCAACGGGTCACATAGTGAATGAATTGATTTCGATCAAGGACACATTGTCGAAACTCCCAATCACATCCCTGACGATGGACGAACGAGGGTTCACAAAGAAGATTCAAACCAAGTCCAGAGAGACGAGGATATTGAATAATAGATTTGGCAATTAAAATAAAAGAGTACCTTTGTCGGGCCTTCCAACAAGGTTAAGCCATAATTTTTTTGTTTGTTCAAAAGACCCAGTCCAAAAGATTGGGTTTTTTGTTGCAATTAATTTTGGAAGTCTATTTCTATTTATTAGTTTTGTTGCAAATTAAAACAAACGAAAAAATGGCAAAGAAAACAGAGATCAAAAACATGGTTCAACTTCGTGATTCACTTTTGGAAACTTTTAACCAATTAAAAAATGGGGAAATTGGGACGAAAGAAGCCAAGGAGACCAGTAACATTTCAGGAAAGATTGTTTCAACCGTAAAGGCTCAAATGGAGTATTATGTGATGACCAAGGCTGATGGTAAAATAGCATTTATGGAATGTTAGCAGATGCAGTTTCATTAATTTACGAACGTCTTTATTATCTTAATAAGGGCGTTCGTATTAAGGAAAAACCTTCAATATTTATAAACATTGAAGTAGATAGAGGAAGGTATGGCTATGATTTTTCTGATGTCTATTTGGAAATGTATAAAATTCCGTTTCCAGATATGAAAATGAAACCTAAAATTACAATTCGATTTGGGTTTAAAAGGAGTGAATCAAAAAATCATCTTTTATCAACGGGCAAGGACTCCGTCTCGATTCTTTTGGAATTAAAATCATTTCTAAAAATTGCAAATAAAGTTTGCGATAAAGTGGTTTTAAGTCACTCAAGCCTTCTGGATAACGAGGTGAAAAAAGTTTACAAAAGGCATTATTTGGAGGCTTATAGAAAAGGTTTTAATAATGCTGAAAGATTTGCAATAGATAGAATCCAAGAAGAGTTTCTTGAATTGACCGAAGAAATGTACGCTAAATTTGCAGATTTGTATATTAAGTCAAAAGACCCTGATTTTAGGAGAAGAATGAAAAACATGGATACTGAAGGCAAATCATATTTTGAATTTTTACCAACAACAAAAGAAGATGCAGAAGATTGGAAATGCATAACGGATATTCTTTCTCTTCATCAAAAAATTAAATCATTCGTTCAGGAAAAATCAACTTAAGGGGCTTCGGCCCTTTTTTTATTTATCTTTGCTTCATGGCAGGATGGAAGTTTTTTCTTAATGGAACTCAGGTAGAAGAGCCAATTGGGTTCGATTCAATTGAATTCACGGCAAAACGCCTTCCATCGCACGGCATTGACTCCCCATTCTCGACTGAACTAACCTTCACCGGGAAAGCAGCAAAGCTGATCAAGGCCGAATATGAGGCCCATTACATCAATGCTGAAATTGCCATCCTGATTCAGTCCAACGTAAAGGTAAACGGTTCAGATTATGCCTTTGTGGGCTTTCTGAATATGTCCATTTATACGGAAAAGAACGTATGTGATACGAACGGTTGGGAGATAACAGTCGGGATCATTGAAGACAATTTCAGAGAGCGTTTCTTGTCTCGTCAGGGGGTTGAGATTGATCTTTTGGCCGCAAAGGACTTGGATGAGAATGTAATAACTCCGGTTGTACTGGATACGATTGTGACCCATACGCAAGAGTTATTTCTGATTGGTAAGGCGAGGAATTATTCGAATCAGGTTGATCTTTTAGAATACACAACTTTTGCCGGATGGAACCTTGATGACTTTGCAGCATTGCTTCCAGCATATTATAGAAATTCAGATTTCAAAGGTTCTTTTGGAAACACATTTGATCCAATATCAACAAGCTATACAACAACAAGCCCGACCTTTGTAAATAACTCTGACTTTATCCGAACACTAAAATTTAATGTTTCCGCAAACGGAATATTTGGATGGACTGCATTTGGACAACCGGGAGATTCGGCAAACATTACTTTTTCGATTCAGGTTCGAAATTCAACGGTTGAAACGCAAAGGTTTTACTTATATGATTCGCCTTTAAATAATTATAATGATTCCAATGATACGGTTTGGAATTTTTCCGTTGAACAAGAAATAACATTAGACCCCGATGATCGGGTATTTATATTTATGCAATGGGGTTTCAATGGTAACATTGTTCCTGGAACTACTCCTTCTCCTGATTTAACAAAGCAACTGGCCTATTTATGCGAAAGCTGTTGCGTTATATTAACCGAAACAAACGCTGCTGCTAACGCATCTGAGACCAATGGTCTGAAGGTTTACAAAGCATTACAACGAGCAGTTTATTTATTGACGGGTGATCCTGATGGTCTGGTTTCTGATACCTTCAGCGATCCAGACGGGTGCTTCTGGAATAACTTCATCACAACGGGCCTCTACATTCGAAACGCCACAACAATTGAACAAGTAATCAATGGTTGTATTGATGAGGATGCAAACAACATCTATGCAATCAAAACATCCTTTGAAAAACTCTACGAAGGACTTGACCGGATTTTCTGCCTTGGTTGGCAATTCGAACAAGACACCTACGGAGCGTGGAAGCTGAGAGTTGAAAAGGCTGACTACTTTTACAATAACACCGTAGTCGTTCAATCCTTCTTCAAAGTTGGTCAAATCGTCCAGAATGCAATGTCAGACAAGTTGGTGAACAACGTCAAACTTGGGTACTCTGACAAGTTCAAGAACATTGCCGTTTCTGCCTTGACTGAAATCAACGCTGACCGGAATTACTTCATCGCTAACAAGGCAAGGGCCGATAATTCATCTGTTAGTCTTGACATCCGTTCTGACATCATTGCATCCGGTTATGCGATTGAATTTTACAGACGTTTGCAGTTTCTTCGTGAAGATTCAGGATCATCTGATAGGCCGAATGATTACGACCTATTCATCATCTGGACGAATCGTTATGAAGTGACGGTTGATCTGGATACTGAACCGGGATTGGGTTACAGATTGGAAGGTGAAACGGGAAGTAAGACCTTCGCACCTGGTACGGTCAGTTACGGCTCAAACTTCATCGCTGAATCCAACGGGCCGATTGATCGGGTTTATAATGTCTATCATTCTCCTGCTCGCATTGCTTGTCGGTGGTGGAAGTTCTTGGGAATGCACACCTATGGCCTTCCAACGGTCAATGCTATATTGGCCTATCAGGTCGGTCAGTATTTCACAGATTATTCAAGCCGGATTGATTCGACATCTGAACCAGACAATTGCATGGAGGTCGCAAACGGCCCCTCTGATGTGCTGAGTGAATCAACCAACATTGGGCCGGACATCTTAACCAATGCCGCACAAGACTACCTGATGAAGCCGATATCGGTTGAATTTGATGTTCCGCAATCCCTCTGTTCATTCATCGATATGTCTTACAATGGCAACGGATTGGTCAGGGTTACATCTGGCAGTCTGGACATTTACGGATTCATTCAGGAATCGGCAAACAAACCACAAGACCCTAATTCGGGGTTGTCAACTATAAAGTTAATTATGTCCAAAACTGGACTTGTTAACGGGGATTATAAAGCTTTGGATTATGATTCAGACGATTATTTCACGGGTTAATAAATTACGAAAATGGCAATAAAAACAAGGGCTGAACTCGATACGGTCAACACGGCCACATTTGGGGCCGGAAAGAATACTTTAGGCGATTCCGAAAAGGCGTTCAACGCTGATTGGATCGAATCAACCGCAACACTCTCTGACGATAATGACTTCACGGGGGTCAATGTACACACTAAAGAGGTCCGATGGCATAAGGGCGATAGTCTGGCATCTGCAAGCAGTCTAAATTTAGGAGTTACTGGTAATTTTCACCATGTAACCGGAAACGTAACGATAAATTCAATTTCGAACAAGCAACACGGAACACGGATGTTGTTGTATTTCGTTTCTGACCCATTATTGGCTCACTCAGCATCATTGGTTCTACCGAACGCAACCAGTATCCAGGTTCTTCCCGGAACGCTTTATGAGTTCATTTCAGAAGGTTCTGGCAATTGGCGAATGTTGAACAACGATTCACTAAATGGGGTAGTAATTACATCCCCTGCCGATGATCAGGTTTTGCAATATGTTTCATCGACTAAAACATGGGTAAATGTCGGACTTGGAACGGCTTTGGCTAATTCAATCGGGAGTTCAGGTGTATCCGGTCAGATACCACAGACGGACGGAGCCGGAAACCTATCTTGGACAACCAACGGTGGACCTACTTTGGCTCAATTTATCCGAAATGCTACCGAAACGCAAGCGACTGGAACGGTTGAAACCATAAATAAGACATTATTGATTCCGGCAAATACCTTTACCGGAACAAACGGTTTTAAAATTCTTGTGAGAATTAGAAAGGACAATCAAGGGTTTAACATTGTAACTACCAGAATTTACATTAGTTCAAACCCTGCATCATTTACTGGCGGTTCAGCTTTTATATTGGGGAATTATCAATTTCCGGCAGTTGCAAGTAATACTGGGGCATTGATGGAAAGGAGTGTATTGGTTGTAAATGCAACAACATTAACCTCTTACGTTTTCAACTCTGCATCATTGCCATCTGACATTAACACTACAAATGGAATCATTACTTCAAGTGCAATTGATTGGACAGTTAATCAATATGTTATTGTTACAACAGTTTGCAGCAATGCTGCTTATTCTGCATTCATCCGCTCAATTGAAATAACACCACAATAAAATGTTAGAACTAATTTACATAAATGAACTCTTAACATTGAATGGAGTTCAGTATAGTGTTTCAAATTTAGAGGCCACTTCAGATTTGAATGTTTTATTATGCATTTACAATGATGTCCACTTGTCATTCGTTGTTTTTGCGGCTAACGAAACGATGATTAACGGAGTCGTTCAAACATCTGCTCAAATGATTATTGACACACTTACAACCGTTTAATAACATGGCACAAAAAACAAGAGAAGAACTGAATGCGGCTAATGCAGCCCTATTCGTGAATAATTCAACTGGTGACATCACGCCAGAATTGGAGAAGGCGTATAATGAGGATGTGAATGACTCCTTTGCGATGCGTTATGAGTTCGATGTCACCATTACAGATACGGCAGCGATTCAAGGAATGAATACCGCACCTATCATATTGGTAGAGGATGACGGGGTTAGTTATCTGCAATTAATTGCGGCTACTATTATAATGAATGATGACGGAGCGACTCAATATGACTTTACGGGTTATATGTCAATTATTGGCACAGGAGACAGTAATGTTAAAGCATTTAGTGCAGCTATGGATGTTAGTATTGGATCAGGCACAACATCCATATTAACCTTTCCGGTTAATTTGCCCGCTACGCATAACTTATTTTTGACGGCTAAAACATCTCAAAACGATGGCGGTTTTGCTCTCTCAGCGTTCTCGGACGCAACAGAAGGCGATTACACCCTTAGAGTTTATGGAACGTACGCTAAATTCCCGATCGCATAATGGGCAAGGCTAATCCATTCTACCGATTCAGTCCGGCATCGTCCAATGGCGGATTCATGCCGGAATCAAACTTGCAATCAAGCCAACTCAACATTGTTTATGGCGAGTTTACGGATGATATTTTCGTAGGTGATCCGATTGGGCTATTGATTAGTTTCCTGCAAACCACAATTGACGCTTATAACAACCCTTTGGATGGGGCGAATTTGAGGTTAGTCTATCCGTCACCGTGGCCCGTCCTTTCTGGAATCCAGACATTGACCTTTTACATCCAGAACGATCAGTTGTTTGCCGTTGATTCAACTCAAGTGATCAGCATCACAGTTGATCTAAATGATAACATCGTAACCTCTACTACGTTTGTTTTCCTTGGTACAATCACCAACACGGCAACGTATGCCAATGCCTTGATTCCGGTTGAACTTGAAATCAGAAGAGCCTTGGAGGTGTATTACCAGAACGGTGCAGCTATATTCCCTCTGGCCTATTCATTCGATGCAACAACGGGCATTGCTACTTCGTTTTTGGCTGAAGCATCGGACTGGCAATTGGACCTTACAACGGGCGTTGTTGATCGCTATCCTGCAATTGCTAATCCATTCGGCCCGGTCACTTATTACCCGTTTGCGGTCCTATCGGCACAAGAAGCCTATATCCTGACACTATTCGACCGGGTCATTAATTACACCGTCCTGAATCCGTCTGCAACTGCCTCTGATGTGGAGACTTATTTCAGTTCAATATTGGGAGGTCTGACCGCATCAACTGCAACCGAGACATCCGGCATTCTGGAAAGGGTATCAATTCAATTCTCTGAATCGAGAGATTTCTTGCTGATTGGGCGTTTTGATGTAACCTGGTCATTTCAAAGGTTCTTCAATCCGACTGCGGCAACCAATGACTTCTTTGCCAATTACAACATCTCAGAGGATTTGCCCTATGCCCCTCTGAGTGGTCAGCTATTTCCAGACGGTTGGTATTCACTTGAACAAATCCAGTTTGACAACGGTTGTGAACCGGACAACTCTGATACCTTCCAAATGCCAATCAAGACGGGTGACATCTATCAGTTCAATGTGATTCCAAGTCAGGCCAATCTATTCGGGCTGACATCGGCAAAGGTTGGGTTGTTTGATTCGAATTTGAACTTTGTGCAGGAAATCGGAACGGTTGGCTTTCCACCATGCGGCTTAATAGATACGGTTTCGGTAACATTTGATGTTGGCGGTATGATATCTGATATTTTTATAAATTCGGCTGATATTTATATAACTTTTGTAACGTGTGATTCCACTATTGAAATCGTTGTTCCTTTTGCCGTTATGGATTTTAGTGGTACTTCTGCAGATTTCTGGGCATCAGTATTAGATTATGTTGCATTACAAGGTGACTATTCGGGTTCATACAATCAGGTCTTTTTGACCGTAACGCTAAACTTTATTGTTGACTATTCTTTAAATATTTTATCGGTTAATTTATCTGCGTTAACAACTTATGGCGGAATTGGCGAAAGAAATAGCCGTTGTATTGCTACCCAATTCCAAGCAACCGTTACAATCCCCTACGCCCCTGACGGATGCTATTGTTTCGGCCTTTACAACTACGATATAGTTCAATTTTATGACACGATTGCTGAAATCTATTCGTTCTCCAACGCTCTGATTCTTGACAATTCGGAATGCTTTTCGACCATTTGGCAGTTTGGAACATCTGAAGATTCGGTGGTGGAAGGGTTTGAATATTACGATGGATGGATTCAGCAGGTACGGCTACCGATCAACGGAGGCGGTGAGAAGCCAAAGATTGAAGAGTCAATTTATCGCAACTCAGACGGAACGTATCAACGCCCTTCTAATTATTCAGACAATACATTAGATTTGCATTCAGATTATGTTGACATTGAAACACGGAATGCGTTGTTTGCTGCCACCAGACACCCCATACTGATTTTCAATAATCAAAACATCTTCGTTTCGGGTGATCTTGACGTTGCCACCGTTCAGGACTATTCGAAGCAAACCTCCTTTAGAAAGCTTGCTCAAGTCAAGTTTTCAGCACTTATTCAGGGATTCCAACCTGAAAACAACGTCTGTATAGGATGTTGAAACCGCTAAAATTCAAATGAACATTACTTTAAATTGTCCTCCGGTTACTTGTTACAAGAACTACCGTTGTGACGTTGATTATAAAGGTCGGATCATTGGGGCCGCATTGGTTAAGAAGACCGTGTCGAGCCTGATTGACAAGACAGATGCAACATCATTACTTGACTCGCTATTATATCAGGCTCTTCAAGGTGATGCAATTCTATTTCTGAACATCGCAGGGGAGAAACCAAAACCAGAAACGGCTGAACTGCCGGGTGTGGGAATGCGTATCAATCGACCAGGTGCGAAGACTCACACATTGACCTTTGTCGATGCTCAAGTGATTGCCAATGTTGATTCTTACAACAGAATCCTTCGATCGTCTCAGAACTATGATCTGTACTACTTCACACCGGAGTTGTATTGGGATGCCTCTGGAACGCAAGTGACTGTCATCGGTGATCCAATCATCCAGAATGACCTGACTCAATTCATCAACGGTGAAACGATGGTGAAATGGGTAGCCGATACCAATCCGATTCCGTCAAACTTCGATACTGACACCCTTCTTGAAGGTGTGTTCTATGAGATTTCAGGAAATGAAACTATTGCCGGAGAAGTTGGTACGTTTCAAACTGAAACTTATACGGCTACTTTGAACTATGATTTTGGTTCACAAACTCTGCCGAATCAGATTTGGTCTGTTGAAGGTACTGCTGCGGTTCTTGCCTCTCTTAATGGGTCAATGAATCCAACAACTGGTGCATATTCATTTTCACCGACAGAAGCAGGGACATTTGACATTACCGTCAAGGTAACTAACTCTGCCGGATGTATATTTGGAACATTGGATGTAGTAGTAACTGTAACCGTAGCTCCTTAATAACGTGAACGAAGTATTTCTTGGGGTAATTGCTCAAATGCTCATGGACGAGAAAATCCGTGAGGGTAAGTCTGAATACGTGGAGGAAATCCGTGAAATTGCGGAAGAACTTGAACCACATTTTGACGAGGACTACCCTAAGAAATTGCTTCGGGTTCAGCATCCCGGTGAGCAGCCTTGGATGCGGTTGTATCGCAAGGAACGATGGCAACCAAAGACCAGAACGGCAACCGGAAGAGTCTTTACAACACTTCAGAAAATCCAACAAGCTGATGACTTCAAAGTCCAGTTCAAAGAGGATTTCAAAGAAACGGGAATCGCTGAGACCAACCCAAAAGGGTCGTTGAAAAACTATCTGATGTACGACTTGCCTCTGTACGGGTCAATCGAGACATTCGTTTTTTCAATTGGTTTATGTAAGTACCTGGAGAACCCAAATGCCGCAATATTCATCGGGCCTGATATTGAATCATGGATCAAAGAGCCATTGAACCAAGGGGCTTTAATCAACTTTGAAGAACCATTCCCTCAGATATTTGAAGAAGAGGACATACTTTTCAAAGATGAATACACTCTGATTGTCAAATTGGATCAGTACAAGGCCAAGGACATAAACGGGAACTACATGAAGTGGGATCAGTTCCTGACCATTACTGAAATGGGCTTGGTTCTAACCCGTCAGATCAAGCCCTACGCAAAGGATGTTGACCCATTTGACCAATACTTCATCGACCATGATTTCAAAGCGTTTCCAGTTGTAACGGTTGGCTCTGTGATATACGAGGTTGAAGATGGTCAATTGGTTTACAATTCAGTCCTCACGCCTTGCCTTCCTGCGTGGAATGATGCTCTATTCATGAATGATGACTTTCTTGTCAACAAGGCTCTCCATTCAAACCCAATCTTCTGGCGATACAAGAACTCACCGTGTAAGACCTGCAATGGCACGGGAATGCGGATCAATAAGAGTGATAACACTCAATCCACTTGCAACACGTGCAACGGTAACGGTCTGGCCTCTGAGGGTAGTCCGTTTGCATCTATTGAAATCAATTTACAGAAGAAGAACGCAACGAATCCAGATGTTCAGACTCCAACGGGTGCGCCTGCCGGATATATCCAGTTGGACATTGAAGCGTTGAAGTTCCAAAAGCAAGAGATTGATGATGACATTTACAGAGGCTTTCAGGCCATCGGTCTGGAGTTGCTTGCCAATGTTCCTGCGGCCCAATCTG